TTTTTTAATTCTTCTTCTGTTGCAAAAATAATGTCTTGAATATTATTGTTTTCCATTTTATTTAATTTAAGTTAGTTACAAATGTAATGCTTTTTTAACAAATATTTTCCAAAGCAATGAAATAATAATTGAAATTAATACTCCTACTAAAACTCCAAGCCAAAAGAAATTCTTTTTTGGTTGATTTTTTTTAACTTCTAACTTAGCTTTTTTAACCTCAGTTTCAGCTTTCTTGCCCTCAGCTCTATACTTATACTTGTATACCACTCTGTCTTTATATAGAGTCTTTACTTGTATTTTATATTCTATTCTTTTGTCTAGTCTAGTTTTAGGAACATAAACAGTATTGTATTTAATAATAGTATCCTTAATGTTAATAATTTTCTCCCATACTATAGTGTCATTAATAATAACAGGTATGCTATCTAATGTTGTTATTCTTATAGTATCTCCTGTTTGTTCGCATGTATATCCTTTCTTAATTGCTTTGTTTAAATGGTATTGCGCAGAGCAACCATACAACACAAATAATAATAATAATACTCTAAACATATTTTATTTTTTAAAAAAATTATTTGATTTATCACTTCTGTTTTTAGCTTGCGATTGAGGTACTGTTTTCTTTTTAGAAACATGTGCATTGTCTATACCATCGTGGTTTCCACTTGTACCATTTTTTCTATTAGTACGCTCTAAATCTCTTCGGTATTTTCTACGCTCTTCAGTGTCATGATACTTCATATCATACTTCACCTTCTTTTTTCTCGCTTCAGGATTTTCTTGATAATACTTCGCTGTTTTTGACTTTCCTGTTTTTGTGCCGGCTAAAAAATTTCTCATTTACCTTGTCTTGAATAAATTTTCTTGTAATTTTTACTTGACTTTAATTTAGAAGTCTTACTTTTTGCATGTACGTTTGTACGCTTAACTTTAGGCTTAACCTTTTTTGTTATCTCTAATTTTATCTTAGCCATTTATATCTTTTGATTCAATTAATGTATAAGTAAAGTGATTTCCATGTATTGCTTTAGCTTTATTTACTATTACCATAAACTCATTAAAATCTTTTACTCTTTTAAATACCTGACACCCTTCTGACCAATTTTCTACAAAGTTAGATACTGTACCTGCTTTGTGAATATTTATTCCAAACATCCCTGTATCTGTTTCAACCTCATCAAAGGTCATATCTTTATTACTATCTCTCCATACAGTAACATCTCCTAATCTTTGACATACTGCCTGATATTTACCTCGATGCATAGATACTGCATAAGCTCCTTTATATTGATTAGGAACTAATCTAGCTACCCCATTAGCATTGTGATATTGTGTCACTCCTTTCTTGCCGGGCTCAGTTGTGTTGTCCCACTCATGATAAAACCATTTACCATCTACTCTATAAGAGATAGTCATCTTATCATCAAATAGATTAGTAACTTTTTGACCTGTATCAGAGTTTCTAACTCCTACAATATTTACATCATAGTTTTTAGCGCCTTTAAAGTAAAGATATCCTTTAGCTTTTACAGCTGCTTCTATCTGCTCTCTAGTATATGTCATTTCTTTATCTTTTTAATGTCATCATTAATATCCTTAGCTCTAGCAAATAGTAACTTCATTGACTGCCATAAGTCTATTCCTTTTACTATCTTATAATTCTCATTAATAGACATTACCTCAATACTAGCTAGAACTAATGCCACTACTTTAGTAAGCATAAATGGTACACTAAAGAATGTAAGAATGATATCGTTAAGAATAAACGCATCGATTAAAAAAAACATTATAACTGTAATTTCATAGAGTGCTAACTTGCTAATAATAGCTGATAACTTTCTGCTACTTATTTTTTCTTTTAACTTATTGGCTTTCCAAATACCTGTAAAAGTATCAATGATAATTAATACTCCTATCATTAACAATATTCCCGATATCGGTAAAAAGAATGCAAAGCATATAGATATAAGTGTCAATAGTTCTGATTGTATAGATATTAATAATAGGGATAGTTGTGTTTTCATAAGTCTAAATCTTCAAGAGCTTCAGTTAAGCTAAAAGTTAAATAAAAAAATAATGTTATGCCACCAAAAGCAATATAAGATTGTTGACCTTGAAACATCATAAACATTGAAGTTATATAACCCGAAATAAAATATAGACTTGCTAAATAGTTACCTTTCATTTTTATCTAGGTGTTAGTAAAGTGCTGCAGTAAATAAATTAATATCTGTAAATGTCTCTTTGTTAATAGTGCATGACAGGTCAAATAATATGATGCCCTTATCAGTTCCTATATGCACTTGACTATCTGATACTAGAGCATAGCTAACTGACTCATCTGAATCATTAGTAAAGTTCTGTAATACATACTCTGTATTATTAAAGGTTAATTTACCCTTGCTTGTTTTTATATTGCTCATTGCTTTATTATTATAAGTTATATCCTACTAATCTATATCCTACATTACGAGATTGTAGCAAAACATTTGTTATATTATTCATAACGAATAGAAAATATATATCTGATGAGTTGTTAAATGGCAAGTTTTCTGTTGGTTGAGTTACGCTAAAATCACTACTTGCCTGATTTATTGTAGACATTAAAGTTCCTACATTACTCCTTACAGCTATAGTTCTTCTACAAGTGATATTACTCACTCCTGAATTTGTAAGATTAATACCTGTAGCCACTAGAGTAGCTCCTGTAAGTGAGTTAGTACTATTGATATATACTAATCCCTGTGTCGCACCTGTTGTACCTACAATCCTAGATGGGTACCATTGTAATTCAATTTGACAATTACTACTAAAAGTATTAGCAGGTAATAAGAATGAATCTGATATAGCATTAGTTAAGCCTGTAATAGTTGTACCTATTGTATTAGATACTGCGGGTACTTTCTGCCCTCCTGCTATTACCAAATCACCACTACCTAAAATAGTATTGCTATTAATAGTCTTAATGTTAGTAGCACTTACTAGAGTAGCTTGTAGCCCACTCTTTACATTTGCACCTGTTACTGACTTTGTTACATAGCCACCTGCTCCATTATCTTCAGCAATCTCTATTAAGTCAGTAGCTGCTAATGCTGCACCCTTTGCTGTTAATTGACTAATCTTTTTATCTGCCATTATATATATTTATTCTGTTATTCTTTTATCTCCTGACTCGGTTATTCTTTTATCACTACTCTCAGTTACTCTGAAATTAAACAAAGAACTAATAATTGATAAACCTTTTACCGCTATATTTATACTTATCTGTATCATTTACCAAAGGGCTATAATATCTGCTGCTGTTACAACTGAATTTACTCTTATTACTTGTACAGGTAAAAAAGTCCCTGATGCTATTCCAACAAAATCTACAACATCACCTCCTGCAGTAGTAACATTAAGGTCACCTCCTGTACCAACATATAATACACATGGTTCAATTGAGCCGGGGATATTTGTGCCTGAATATAATGTATAAGTATTTGTTGATAACATTATATTTGAGTTTAAAGATAACTGCGTAGCACTATCTACATTTGTAACCATTGCTGCGCTTGAAAGTGTATTATTATATACGGTATCTCCAACTTGTACATTTAATGGATTAACTCCAACTGAAGAAAAATTCTTTGTTGAATCTACAAGTTTATTTGCAGTAGTCGCTGTTGCTAGACTAGTTACAATAACACTAGGCATTGGGATATTTGTATTCGCTGAAGGTATAACATTTAATGCTCTACTTACCTGAAGTTTTAAATTTGGCATGGCTTATTTTTTTTTAGTATTTTTCATAGCTGCCTGTGCGTTTTTCGCATAGTTGTTTCTTGCACTTGCCGTTAATTTTTGATTACTCGCCTCCTTAATATCAAAAGCTGTCTTCTTTGTTACCTTAGCTACTTTTTTCATTTTTTTATTTTTTATTGTTAAATATTTTATTTACAAGTAGGTTAGGATTGTTTAGCGCTTCTTTTCTTTTAGCACATCCACAATCTTTTCCTGTTACTTTTGAAACAGTATCTACTACTTTTTTAATTCCTGTGGCTTTTGTTATCTTTTCAATAACATCACCCATTCCTTTAGTCTTTCCCATTTGATTTGATTTTTTTTTAAAAATTTAAATTACATGTAGCGTTGTACCTAAAGGAATAGTTAAAGTAAATCCTAAACCCATAATTAATGGAGATGGATAATTAAATGTTCCTCCTTGAGGTAATGTTATGTCTGCAAGTATAGGTCCAACAGCAGTAAATGCATTTGCATAAATACCACCGCCGCTAACCGTATCCGCAATGTCTTCAATTGTAAATGGTTCAGTTTCATTATTAATTAACGCTGATTTTCTTTCTGTTAGATTTACACTTGGAGCTATTCCAATAAATCTTGTTCCACTTGATATTGTGCTCATAATTTTTTTGTCTTTAGGTTATTATTTATTTATTTTTCTAATTGTTCAACTTTAGCTGTTAACTCTTGTATTGCTTTTACTAAGATAGGAATAAGTTTACCGTAAGATGCCTCTAATTTCTCAGGATTCTCTTCGTAAACTAAACCTAATGTTTCAGCCATATCATATTTCTCTTGAGTAGCTTTTAAATCTTGCGCAATGAAACCAAAGTCTTTTACACCGTGTTTACCATCTTCATTTCTATCATTCCAAACAAAAGATACAGGATTAAGTTCTTTAACGAATTCTAATCCTGCTGTTAATTTAGCAATATCTTCTTTATCTCTTGCATCTGACAATGAAGTGATTGATGTAACTGCACATCTTAGTACTATATGACTTGAGTTACCCAATGTAATTGAGTCGCTAGTTGATGTAGTTGCTGTAGCTGAATTTGTACCTATGCAAATATTATTTATTCCGGATACAAAAAATTGTCCGGAATTACTTCCAATAAAAACATTTGCGCCTCCTGTTAGAGAGGCAGGACCTGCAAGAAATCCAATAGCAACATTGTTGTATCCGGTAGTATTATTTAGTAAAGCATTATGTCCAACAGCAACATTACTATTTCCAATTGTATTATAACCTAAAGCAGTATTTCCTATTCCAATATTATTTAGACCGGTTGTATTGTCTCTTAATGGTTGAAATCCCAAAGCTACATTCCCACCGCCTGTTGAGAATTGTAATGAATTAAATCCAATTCCTGTTTGGTAATTTGCAGTATTATATGTTAATACTTGATTTCCTATTGCTAAAGATGAAGTTGCTGAATTCCATCTTACAGGAGCTCCATTTACTATTACATCATTTCCCGTCTCAGGATTTACAATATCTACATTAATTGTGCTCATAATTTTTGTTTTTTTAGGTTATTATTTATTTATTTTTTTAATTGTTTAACTTCTTCTGATAATTCTTGTATAGCTTTTACTAAAATAGGAATTAACTTACCGTAACTAGCCTCTAATTTCTCAGGATTCTCTTCGTAAACTAAACCTAATGTTTCAGCTAGTTCTGCATCCTCTTGAGATTTCTTTAAATCTTGAGCAATAAATCCAAAATCTTTAATGTCATGTTTTCCTTCTTCATTTCTATCATCCCATACAAAAGATACAGGCTTTAAGCCTTTAATAAATTCAAGACCTACAGGAAGTTCAACTATTTCTTTTTTATCTCTAGCATCAGACAATGAAGTAATTGATGTAACTGCACATCTAAGTACTGAATTACTTGAGTTACCCAATGTAATTGAGTTACTTGCACTTGGAGTAGCTTTAAATACATTATATCCAACAAGAATATTATTGTTTCCTGTTTCAGCTACAGGAGTTAATAAAAAAGCCCAAGGCTTTGCTCCTAAATATGTATTACTATTTCCACCATTAAAGTTATAACCTGCGGCCTGACCTAAAAATGTATTATAATCTCCAACTGCAATTAAGCCTGTGTTAAAATCTGTACCTACTGCTACATTTCCTTTTCCTGAATTAATATTAGCTGAACTTCCTGAACCTACAAAGGTATTATTTGCCCCTGTTGTTAATGAAATTCCTGAACTCGTACCAACAGCAACATTACTTGACTGAACGAATAGAGGAACTGACGGGTCAGGAGCCATGCCTGTTGTAAAATTATATAGTGCCTGAAAACCAATAGCAGTTTGGAATGAATCAGCATTAGTGCCAAATAGAATTGCTGAGTTTAAAGCAGTAGAACCAACTACAGTATTACCTACACCTCCACTTAATTCATATGCTTTTTCTCCAATTACAACATTTGCGTACCCCCATGTATTTAATCTCATGGCATCTGTACCAAGTACAACATTCATTGTTCCTGAAGCACTATTTGGACCTGTTGTAAGTGATGCTCCTGCACCTGTACCAATAATTGTATTTCTGAAAGGTGCTGTTCCTGTACCAACAATTGGTTGGGAAATTTCTACTTGATTTACTGTTACTTTTGTGCCTGTTTCAGGACTTACAATGTCTACATTAATTGTGCTCATAATTTTTTTGTCTTTAGGTTATTATTTATTTATTTTTTTAATTGTTTAACTTCTTCTGATAATTCTTGTATAGCTTTTACTAAAATAGGAATTAACTTACCGTAAGATGCCTCTAATTTCTCAGGATTTTCATCATATACTAATTTAAGTACTTCAGCTTTTTTTGCATCTTCTTGAGATTTTTTCAAGTCTTGAGCAATAAAACCAAAGTCAGCTATACCCTGTTTGCCATTTTCATCTCTATCTTTCCATGTAAATTCTACAGGTCGTAATGATTTTACAAAATCCAAACCTGTACTTAAATCTTTAATGTCTTCTTTATCTCTAGCATCAGACAATGATGTAATTGAAGTAACTGCACAACGTAAAGTACCAATTAGTGAATCTCCTAAAGTAATTTCATTAGATACAGTTGGACTAGATGGTTGTGCTCCATTACCTATACAGGTATTTCTACTTCCTGTTGTAAGAGTAGTTGCTGCTTGATTTCCAATGCAAGTATTTTGATTACCTGAAGTTGCAGATTGCATTGAAGAACTTCCTATTGAAATATTTCTAAATCCTGTAGTTGTATTGAATAAAGCAACATTTCCTATTGCAACGTTATTATTTCCTGTTGTTAAACTCTCTGCAGTAAAACAACCTAAAACTGTGTTGCCATTACCTGTTGTATTATAATTACCGCTACCAACCATAGTATTTTGATTTGCTGTCATTGAAGCAGCATTTTGTGTTGGAATTCCGATGAATAAATTAGAAGGGCTTCCACTTCCATCATTCATTCTTCTTAAACGAACATTATTTACTAATAATTCATATCCTGTCTCAGGACTTACAACGTCTACATTAATTGTGCTCATAATTTTTGTTTTTTTAGGTTATTATTTTTACAAAGATACTATTTATTTTTATTAATATTTACCTTTTCGGTTACTAGTATGTCTCTATACCTTTGAAACTTTTCTGCCCATACCAACTCTTGACTTCTCTGCCTTCTTGGCACTTAACCTAGATGGGCTTATCTCAGAAATTGTTTTAGGGGTTTGTGAAGAAACTTTTACCTTTGGCCTACAGTATTCATTCTTTCCTCCTGCACCACAAGCTTTACCTGATTTGGTATCAGTCCACTTTTCTTTTTCCCACCTCTTTAAGGATGTTCCTGCCTCTGTCTTTCTAATAGCACCCGAACCTTTCCTGCATTTTGCAATAGCCTGTGAAGCTCTTGCAGATGGAAACACATCATACTGTGCCTTTACTTTTTTATAACAAGCGTCTTTCATTTAGTATTTACCTCTTCGGTTACTTGGATTGCTTGTGGTTGAACCACCCGGACCTGCCCATAGATTTTTGCAGGCCCAATATCTTGGTGTTAGTTTATCATTTGCAGTATCACAACTATGTCGTGCTCTAAAACTTTTTCTTGCTACAGGACTATAATTATTACCATAGCCCTTTGCTCCAAAGTGTAGCAGTTTCTCTGTGCCATTGCTACATGCCTTGACCATTTTCTTTTTGCCCGCTCTGTTTGAAGGAACAGGACTATTGCACTTCATGTTTTCTTTATTTGCCATTAGCTAGTAAGTCCATCACCTTGAAAAGGTCGGTTAAGAGTTGATAATCCTATTAGTCTAGACCTAGCAGTACTTCCTGTATCTCTACTTGCTCGTCTTCGTGCATATAATGCAGCTCTTTCATTCTTGTTCTTTTTTCTTAACTCATCTCTTTCAGCAGCATTTTTAGCAATTGCCTCAACAGCCTTGTTATTAAACGCAAGGTCTTCAGGTTTAAGTTTTTCTTTTGGTGGCATAGTTATTTTTTTTTATTTTTTTTTCCTTCACGGTAAGCTTCTGCATATGGATTCATTAACTCATCGTCATTTACTTTTTTGTAGCCTGACTCTATTTTTTGTTCTCTTATAAGAGAAGTTAATTTATCAATAGTCGAGTTCTTCATCGCCATTGCATCCTTCTCTTCTTGAGAAAATCCTTTTGACTCTCCGTTTTTTCTCATAATGAAAAAGGATACTCATAAGGTACTAAACATTTTCCTGCTTCATCACATACTTGAAATGAAAAGACACCTGTAACTTTTAAATTACTAGAAGAATTAATTAAAACTTTTCTTTTCATTATGATTGAACCTTTGTGGTGACTTTGCATATCACCAAGGTCTTTGTCTATGTATTGTATCGGCTTAGGCTCTATCATTTCTTTAACGGTAAGTTTATTTGTCTTATTGACTTTTATATCACTTGGAATAGCATATGAACCTTTGGGAAGTTTGTATGAATTAATATACCAACCCGAAATAATATTAATTTTAGCTACTACAAAAGACTCACCCTCATTTTTATTGAGTGAAAATTTAACTTTTACAACATCTTCATGATTTATTAATTGTGCAAAAAATGTTTGTTGAAAAAGTAAAAAGAGAATTATATTAAAATATTTTTTCATTTTTATTATTTTAGTTTTTTTGCATCTTCCATATTCTTTAATCTTTCTGCTTTAGTTTTTGGTTTCTGATATAGATTACTATTGGGAATTGGTGTCTGTCCTGTTTTTAATTGAAGGTCTTTTTCTTTTTTCAAAAGGGCAGCAGTTTTTTGGCAATCTCCATTAGCATCAGGAGCCCATCCATCAGGACATCCTTTGTTTGCAGCGAATTTGTCGATGGTAGAATTTCTCATTGCCATCTTGTCTTTTTCTTCTTGTGTGTACATAATTTTTTGTTTTTTTTTAAATAATTAATTTATCTTTACAAAAGTAATAAAATAAAATCTAATAAAATGAAAAAAATAGGAAATGATTATCTAAAATATTGGCGCGTAATAAGATATTACATAAAAAATAAGTATGGACTTACACAAGCAGACCTTGATATACTGCTATTCTTGTACTCCGAACAGTACTTTACAAAAGATAAGTTCAAAGAGTTCGATGCACTTGTTAGTTGGAACGTAAATAGGTTCGACACCCTGCTAAGAGATGGGTGGATAGTTGTATTTCGTAGAGGATTTAAAGGAAGTAGAGCGATATATGAACTGCCATACAAGACAAGTAGGATGATTACCTCAATATACAAAAAACTTAGCGGTGAGGAGATACCAATGGGTAGTGGTAACACTATGTTTGAGAAAAATGTGAAGTATACCGACAAAGTGTACCGTAATATGATTATGGAAATGAACAAGTCCTTTAAAGGTAAGGAAAGGACAGTAAATAAACTATAATACCACCACTACATCGTTCTCAGTGATGACTGTACACTGAATATCATTGATTATCATGGTGAAACTACGACCCTTGTCGTAATATATCTCATCACCCTCATTGATAACCAACACATCTGTGCCGGATTTTTGCACAACAGCGCGTTTATATCTCAGTTGATTGGCATCATCACCCGATAAAATCAATCCCGACTCAGTTTTAATCTCTTCGTCAATGTTTTTTACTACAATGTATTTTCCAATTGGTTGCATATTTTCTTTTTTATGTTTTTAGCTCTATAGTTGTCCGTTTGTGAGTGACAATTCGGACAAAGTATTTGTAAATTTTTTAATTCATTGTTCTTATTATTGCCATCTATATGATGAATCTCAAGTGTTATGGGATTATCTAACCATTCTGAAGTGTTACATAGCTCACAACAATTCTCCACATCTCCTATTAATAGCTTTCTTAGTGTTTGTATGTGTAACTTCTCTCCATTAAATAGTCTGTCGTAAGCTTTTTTTTCCCAAACACCAAGAGACTTACTTATTTTCTCTACGTCATTGTTCACGTTGTCCCAATCAACTAAAGAATAAGAACCATCTAACCACTTTCTTTTAGTTATACAACTCTTCTTCTCCTTTGTTTGCTCTGAAAAAACCCTTGAGTTCCTGCAAGATAGACTACAATAGTTTATCGTTCCCTTTTTAGGAACAAACTTTTTGTCACACTTCCTGCAATTATTGTGACTCATATGTCCTTGCCATTGTAATAATAGCGTTTGTACTTAGTATTGTAGTTGCTACACTTACAGCGTTCTGTAATGCACTTCGGGTAACTTTTAGTGGGTCAATGACACCCATTGAAATTAAGTCCCCCATCTCCATTGTCTTTAAATTATATCCAAAGCCATCCGCTACATCGCCGTTGTAAATGTCTTCAACAAATAACCCTGCATTTCTTAATATCTGAATTAAAGGTTCTTGTAGTGCCGTCTTAAATATCTTACACGCTATACTATGCTCCTCGCTACCTGCTCCACTAAGCAACTCATCGAAGCTTATCTCGTACAATGACTTCCCTGCACCTGATAATATACCCTCCTCTAAAGCAGAACGTACTGCACAGACTGCGTCATCAACTCGGTCATACAACTCCTTTTGCTCCAAGTCAGTATTGCCACCAACAAATATTACACCTATACCACCTGTTAGAGATGCGATACGTTCAACAATAAAGTCTTTGTCATTCTTTTGCTTCGCTAGTTTATGAGCATCCCACAATTGCTTTACACGCTCGTCAATCTCAGATTGGTTTATGTTTTCGTTTGACTTTAATATCACCGTCTTGTCACGACCAACAATTACCTTTGAAGCATGACCCAAGTCATCATAAGTAATATGACTCAAATCATCTCCCGTGCCTTCACTAAAATAAGTAGCTCCAACGCTAATGGCAATATCTTGCATTAATTCGTGTTGCTTGTATCCAAAGTTTGGAGGAGCTACTACACATATCTTTAAATTAGCCTTCATAACATTTGCCGCCAATGTATTTAAAACATTTGCATTACAAGGTGCTATGATTAATAACTTCTTACTTTCATTGATAATTGGTTTCAACACGTTCTCTATTTGAAGAACACTGTTTATGTCTACATCAGCTACTAATATCATAGTATCCTCAAGTATACACTCGTCACGCTTTTGGTCGTTTATGAATAATGGAGAGCCATATCCTCTGTCTACTTTTATTCCTGTTGTTGTTTCTGAATAAGTATCCGAGGTCTGTGAACGCTCAACAGTCACCATGCCGGTTTTGCCAACGTCATTATATACATCCGCGATTATCGTTCCAATACTTCTGTCATTGTTAGCAGAGATAGTTGCAACATCAACAATCATGTCATCCGTTACATTTATAGACTTACTCTTTAACTTTTCCACTACCTTAGTAGTTATCTCCGATATGTTTCGCAGAACCTCTGTTCTATTGTGCTTGTCAGTTATTAACTCTAAACCACCTAATACTAAAGACTCCGTTAATACAATCGCTGTAGTCGTTCCATCTCCGGCACTCGTTGCTGTTTGGTCAGCTGCCTCTTTCATCATTCTTACAGCAAGGTTCTCGACAGGGTCTAATAAGTCAATAGAACGAGCAACAGTTACACCATCCTTAGTAACAGTTATACCACGCAAGTGATTTACTGATTCTATTAGAACAGTGTTACCGCCCGGGCCTAATGTGCTCTTAACAGCATTAGACATTGTCGTAACTCCTTTGATTAGTTTCTTTCGGCCTTCTTCACCGAAATGTAAGTTCTTGGGTGAGTACCCTGCACTATCTATCATATTGTTATTTAATTAAATTGTTGATGCAAAGATATAAACTAAATTGTAATAACAATCTCTTTTTTTAAAATAATGAAATGTCAATTTAATTTTTCCCTATATATATATATATATTTATATTAATATATATGTATTTCTCTCACTGTATTTTCTTTTTAAAATCGACATAATCGACATTTAAAGAATAAAGTATTAATAACTAATTAGTTACAAAAATAAAAACGACACTAAAAACGACACAAAGTAGTGTCGATTATTACTTTCTACCCTTAAAAGACATCATCATATCCATTCCTTCTTCTCTCATCTCTGCTTTCATGTCTCCTAATGCAACCCCTTCAGATATCATTGATATCTTCTCAGCTCGCTTTATAGCCTTTCTTAACTCCGTAGCTTTCTCAATTCCATTCTTACCATCAGGTCGGTTATTGATTAATCTACCATCTTTTACTGTTAGGCCGTCATTCATTAAACTGTAAATGCTACCAAATTTCTTTCCAATCATATCTCTTGTTTTAGTGAGTTACAAAG